TTCAGGGTCTAGTGGTCTCACGACCGTGAGGGTTCGAATCCCTCCTTTCGCACCATTGATATAGCAGTGATAAGAGTCCTTTTTGGGCTCTTTTTTTATTTGCTATAAATTAGACTCTAATGGTTCTTGCCTGCGAGCTGCCTGCAGAGCAAATTTTTTTAAAAATATTTTATCTACATTATAGTACAGTTTACTATATATCTTGTTTTAATGCAAAACTTCAAAACTTAAAACTGAAAATCAAATCCAAGAATTATTCCACTATTTTTTATATTAGCAGGGACCACATTGACCCCTGTTATTATTCCAATTTCTTTTTTATTTAATATATCGTCAATCATATCTTTTTGAGTATCAATCAAATCCTGTAATCTGTTATTAGAATCTATTAACTTTCGATTGTTCTCCTCAGCTGATTTATATAATTGCCTGTATTCCTCAACATCGGCTTCCGCCTGGTTGTATAATTTTTTATATTCGGTAACATCACGCTCAGCTTCTTCATACAACTTTTTATATTTCTGAGCGATATCATACATGTCGCGATAATCTTCCAGGAGCTGATCATATTCTTCAGGCGGATCTAACTCCTGAGCATTGACAACAATAGGCATAAAAAGCAAAAACAAAACTATTAAAAATATTAGTAGGCGTTTAATTGTTATCGCCTTCTTCGTGTTTGCTTAACCTATCCTCTAAACTTTCGGCTCTTTCCTGCCGGTCCTTTTGATTATTATTAAGTTCCTCTACTTTTTCTTTGCGATTTTCAGCTTCCTGCTGCAACTCCTGGTCTTTCTCTTTTCGCTCATCAATATCTTTTTCTGCTTCATTGACCACTTCTTTTTCCTGATCAGCTTGCTTCTGGACCTGTTTGCTTGCAACTTTATAGCCACCAGCTGCAGCTCCAATACCTAAAAGAGAAGCCAGTTGCCAACCTCCAAAAAATAGAGCTCCAATGACTAACAATGCAGCAATTACAATTAATATTATTTTATGCTTAGTTTTTAGCATTTTATCACACCTTACTTTTAACAAATGCTTTGATAGCGTCTCTTTCTCCTGTCAAAACAACAGCAAATCCTAACAGCCATTTAATCACTGGGTCATCTAAATCCTGTCTTGCATAACCAGCTACAGCTATACCAACACAAATACTAGCTATTAGATATGTAGCTGCAGCTTCTACCCAGTCCGGTACTCCGTTATCATTTGAATCTTCTTTTAAGTTGACTTCATTAACTTCTTTTTCTTTATTCTCGCTCATAATCATCAACTCCAGCTGCAACTGCTTCCATTAGTAGATATAAATATTCTCTTTCGTTAAGCAGATGCTCTTCTTTGGGGTTGGTTAAGAATCCCATTTCAACAAGTACAGCAGGCATTAATGTTTTCCTAAGCACATAGAGATTATCTCTTTCTTTAATGCCCCTATCAGTTGCATTACTTGCTTTAATCATTCTTTTTTGCACATTATTAGCTAATTTCTGGCCATTCTCACTGCCTGGGTAATGAAGAGTCTCAATTCCTTCAGCAGCACTATTTGCTGCAGCATTAGCATGCAAAGAGATTACTATATCAGCATTGTTATCATTTGCAAAATGAGTTCTATTCTGCAGACTGATATAAACATCTCTATCTCTGGCCATAAAAACTTCATGACCATTATTAGTTAATATTTTTTCTAAAATTTTAGCAGCCTTTAAATTCACATCACTTTCTTCAGTATAAATATCATCCTGATATATGCCATCATTCTGTTCTTTTTCGATTGGATCAACAGCTCCCGAGTCAGAACCACCATGTCCGGCTAAAATTGCTATTTTCATTTATCTATCTCCTCTCCAAATTTATTTTCTTTGGTATTTAATAATTTTTCTCGCATAAAATCAGGAATTACAACGCCAAGTTCGTCACAGTTTTCAAGTATAGATATTGCTTCAGTAGTTCCGGCCCAAAGGAGAACAAAATCTCTCATGCCTGTCATTCCTATTTGAGTAATTAAATGTCCCAAAGAAATCACAATTGAATAAGTTGCTAGTTTCCCCCAACCTTTTCTTGACATCCAGCTTGATAATTGACCTCTTTTGGCAGCTTTTGTTAAACCTGTTATATAATCAGCTGCCAACAGTATCAAAAAACCCTGCATTGCTGCATTCATATCACCGAATATCATAGTAATTACAGTTCCCCCTGCCGCCAAAAAACCTTTAATTGCTGTATGCTCAAAAAATTTGTTCCAATAATAAATAATTTCGTCTATAAACGGTCTCCACTTTGCATTCAACTTTTCCACCTCAAAACAGCCCCGCCTATGGGGCAAAAGTTTTTGTTTATCTGTATCACATCAATTTTTTAATTCTAACCGGTCGCCTAAATCCAATTGCTCCAGTATATGATCATCTAATTTTCTTATCACTGACATTGTAAGATTATAACTATTGCAGTGTTTTAAAATTCCCAGATAAGAATTAACACTCGCTCTAATATCTTCTAAAGTCACCTCCTCTTCATAATATTTTTTCTGTAAGTATTTCAATTTCTTTTTCATTTTCTTTTTAGTCGATTTTCTCAGTTTGCGATATGGTGGGTAAGTTACATATCCGCAAAAATCTATTCCATTCCATATATTATCAACAGTAGTTTTGTTGTTAAGCTGCAGCTGGAGATAATCTTCAAGAAAAATTTCTATTTCTTGCCTGATAGTATGAAGCTTCTTTTTATCTTTTCCTAAAAGCACAAAATCATCTGTGTCTGCCAAATCACCACCCCTTAAATTCAAAAACTAACCAAAAACCAATTTCAGATTATCAGGTACTCTGATGAGCACAGGCGCCACGCACGCCAATCCTAGTGCTCACGTTCCACGGGTAATTGCTCGAGTCGCCCGCCCGAGCACCGCAGAGGCCACCATTGATGAAGTCGCCACCGGCGAGGAGGCCGATAATAGCAACATTGTTTTGCATGTAAGCTTCTCCATGCTGATGAGAACTGTCTTTGCCTGCATTAAGTACATCATACCAGTCAAACGATGTTGAGCCGGTATTTCTGTAAGTATACTCGTCTAATCTTTCCCAAAGGTTACCAGCGCAATCTACAAGGTTATAGCAAGAAACTGCTTGTTCTACAGTTCCAGTTGAAGTTCGACCTGAATTACTTGAACTAGACCAAGCGGCATTATTATCATTTTCGTGGCCTTCTGGGCTACCATAGGCAGCCATTAACCATTCCTGCCTGGTTAATTTTCTTTTGTTGACATTTGCAAGACCCCTAATGAAATCATAATCATTATAACCCTCAGTTCCTGAGACCGGGGTCGCATTGTATTCACTCACAAGTTCAGTTTCCGGCCAGGTTCCGCTGCCTTCACTTGCAATATATATATCAGCCCAAAAGTTTGATACCTTGACCATTCCAGTAGGGTCACAGGCAGGTCTGTAGTTCAATGACCAGACTGAGTTTGGCAGTATATTAACTGCAATTGAGGCTGTATCATCATATCTTTGAGCGTTTGTTCTGATGCGGCCATAATGAAAACCACCAATTTTTCTGCTATTATTTTCTGTATACCCGTCTGGATAAGTAGAGTTGATAGAAATAACAAAATCGGGCTCTGCATCAGCTGATGGCTGCAAAGCATATATATAATAATTTTCACCAAGAGCAAAGCTTACGAAACTACCATCACTATCTGCAGCAGTCAAAATAGTATCAGTCTCTTTTTTGAGATTTTGGCGATCTATTCTCAAAGCAAGAGGCGGCACTGTAATTTCATCATCTGCACTTTTTTCTATTTTACCCTTGATATCTATAAAGCTTGGTGTATCTGCTCCTACAAAACTTAACATTGTGCAATCACTTCCTCTACTTCTCCAATTGTAAATCCTAGTTTAAATATTTTACCATCTGGATTATTTACTAATTTATATTGCACTATCTTTTCTGTCCCTTCTTCTTCCTGAGTCATAACTTTGTACTCAGGAGCGGGTCCAGTTCTATCAGATTCTGCTGCAAGCTCTTTGTCGAACTCATATTTTTCTGCTGTATTAAGCAGTCCTTCATATGCCCGTTTTACTTTTGCTGTATACCCAAAATCACTGATTATATTTTCATAGTCTTGTCTTGAGTTAAGTACTTTCGGAAATCCTCTCATATATTATCTAACCTCCATTGCTAATGAGCCGTCAATCATTTTTAGCTCGTAAATATCGCCTGTTGTTTCGTCTATCAAGTTATTTTCTGGGTTTGAACCTTCCGGGCCAGCTTTCACAATCCCGTGTTCTATTTTTGTTATTGTTGCGTCTATCACTGTATCAAACAGCACTACAGTTGTTTCATCATCAGCAGAACTATAATTTGCTGATTTTACAGCAGAATAAATGCTTTCAGCATCTAATGTCGCTTTAATTTTTCTGTTGACTACAAACACATCCGTATAATCGCCAGGCACCGTAAAAGTATCAGCGCTTACATAAGTTGCCGATAATGTGCTGTCAATCCATTCAGTCATATTTTCAGCAAGGTCAGATTTGATTGTTCCATCTTCATTAAGAGCAACTTCTAGCCGCTCCCATAGAGTGTTTTTTGTACCTCTCGAAACTCTTAAATCCTTAATATATGGATTATATTCATTCTGCAGCACCCACTCTGAACCATTCCAAAACTTCATTTTTGCATTTGTCCAGCCTTCTGAAATGTCTAGCCAGGGCATTCCCTGATAAGTGTCGGCTGGCGCCGTTTCTCCTGCAAATTGAGTAACAAGAGCTAAAAAGTTGCCATATAAAACTTGTTTAAGGCCAGGGCCATTAGCATCAAGCCCGTCTTTATTTGTCGTTCTTATATCAAAATCTTGAGACATGTCATCACTCCTTTAATATCCTTCGATTATAATCTTTTCTGCAGTTCCTCCAACATCATTATTGTTAATGTCTTTGATAACTACATCTACACTATCTATAGTTTTGTTTTGAAAATCAGCATATTTCATTGTTGATCCATCCTGCAGCAAGTAATAATTATAGCCTCTGGGAATTTCATAATATTTTATTCCGTAATCGCTATAATTAATTGTTTTTCCACCAACTGGTACTGACAGATTATCAATTTCTAATTCTAAATCAGGGACATCAAAAAACTGTTTAATTTCATTAAGCTCAAATTCAGCAGTTTCTGTCTCCAGCTGAAAAGTAAATTTAAACTGGCAGTATCTAAATTTGTATTCTCCAGTCATGTATGTCTGCCAATCTGACCATTCCACATTATCATCGGAAAACCTTACATATATTTCAGTCTCATAAATAGCAGGTGGATTGTCTAAACTATTATTAGGGAAATCATCAAGTCCGCGATTAGGAAAACTCAGCAAACTTAATCCTGAGTCTTGGAAAAACCAATCTTTTTTGAGCCTTATATCTGTCCGGCCAACTCTGACTGTATCGATAATTTCTGTCATATATTCAGCGTTAAAATCATAATCAGGTAAGCCGTTTGCAAAAGCAGGAATATCAGGCCAATCATCAAGATTATAGCCGGCTAAGTCTTCTAGATTATACATGTGGAAAAACGCTATCTTGCCGTTAATATTATCTATATTATCTAGTGTTGCATTATCTATATAATCAAGTTCATTTCTTTCGATAATTATGTTAAGCTCCTGGCCGGTCCCTGAAACTTCAAAAATTGCAGAAGTAAAGCTGCTTGAATACTGCCTTACTCTATCAATCGTCTTAATCATATACATATGAGTTCCATCAATTTCGTTCTCAGAAGTCCATCTGTCTCCAGTGAGTTTAGTTCCGAGAACTTCACCGTTGCCCCAGTCTGTTCCTTTTCTGATTTCATAACCTAAAACATCGGGTTCATTTACTTCCTGCCATTTGAATATTAATTTTGCACCTTTTTGAGCGACTTGCAGAGTCTCGGGTGCTGCAGGCTTGTTATCTTTACCGGATATAATAATATCCCTTGAAATAATACCGTCACTGGTTATGCTTCTGTATTTAGAAACAGTTCGCACTCTAACTTGATAAGACACATTGACTTTAAGATTTTCAATTTCGAAACTACCGCCCTCTGTTTCTCCTCTGATTCTATAAGGCCCGCCGTTTTCAGATATATCAATTATTGCTTTGGAAAATCTTTCATCATCTGGAGTGCTGAACTCAACAATCAGATTTGACATTAGATTTCCATCTACAGTTGTATATCCATATTCTGATACTTTTAGATCAGATACTTCTCTAGGAGCTTCCAGAGGGTTTTCCAATTCTGAGCCGTAGTTTTCTTGCTGCACTATACCATTATCAGTGTATATCGCTTCGTTATATTCGACAGCAGTAATAGCAAGCTCTTCATTTTCACTTTCGCTGATTTCCATAATTCTAAACGGTTTGTCGGTCCAGCCTGGTCTTGGATGAGTTATTAGAACTTTATCCCCAACTTCCGCCTCAACTGAATTTATGCCGGCTTTGAAGTTTATAACTTCTACGCAATACTTCGATTTCTTTTGATAATACCGCGCCTCTCTACCAGCCTGACTAAATCGATTTACACCGTTTAAAGTTATTGTTTTAATCGTTTCCCCGGGAACACTCTTATCTAAAAATCTAGCCCCGATTGTTTCAAAGTTTTCGTTAGGGTCTGTATATTCTACAATTACTGATTCATATCTATCTTTTCTTGATGTTCTTGATCTAACAAAACTTTCTGCAATAATATGTTCTTCAAATGTAAAGCTTTGAGCTGCTATCTCTGGTTTATCAATTTTTAATTTTAGCTGCCCGTTTGAATAAATTAAAAAAGCTCTAAAAGTAGAAAGTATTTCATTTAATATGTCAAGCGCTGAACTTTTTGCGTCAATCATAAAATCTAGTTCAAATCTTCTTTCCCCATCTACTATTTCATCTGCATATTCAGCCGCTTCCTTGAATGAATCAAAATTAATAAACTTGTCTTTAACTCCAAAACCAAATCTTTTATTTGTTAAGAAATCTAAAACACACCAAACAGGGTTATTGCTGTATTTAGTGACCCATCTACTTCCGGTCCACACTCTAACGTGACGTCCTTTGATTATCGCGGTCATTGTTGGAGTACCTGATGTCTTTAATTTTTCTGCATCTAAGGTTAGTGAATAATAAGCAAGATATGGGAAGGTTTGTCCGTGTTCATTTTTGCTCCAGGCTGTTTGACTTCGGTAGCCTAACTTAACCTCTGCAGAAACATCTTTATCATCTGCTTTAATTTCTGAAATGCTTTCAATTGGTCCTTCGGAAATTCCAACCTGGAGATCCATGTATCTATCATTTTTGCCGTGAATTTTTTGGTTGATTATATTCCCTGCTGCAAGATTGCGGCCATAAGCTACAGGTATCGGGATTTGATGTGATTTAGTATTAGATATCGGGCCAAAACTATAAGTTGGTGAATTCTTTGACTGATTCATGCTTTCTTGGAATTCTTTGGCCTCTTTATAATTATCGTAAGAGTTACCAACTGAAAAACCAATCATTGCTCCGGCCGCTACTGTAACTCCTGCTGCAGTACTAGCCGCTGCAGCTCCTGCTGCTATTCCTACTAAAGCTCCTACTCCCATTGCTTGCTCACCTCACTCTCCAGATTGAATGTAATCTTTTTTTCCACTTATCAAATTTACTGATTCTTGCTGTCGAATTATCAAATATGTGTATAAATTTATAATCATCGATTAGGACGCCGGCATGTCTTGGAATCCCGCCAATTAAAAAAACAACCACATCTAAGGGTTGCTTGTCTTTGATATTTACTTGATCACAATATAAACTTAATCCATTCGGAAGTCTGTTTTTATCTTTTGTCATCCAATCAGATTCTATAATCCTGCCGTCAGTATCTGGCAAAATGACGCCGTTATCAGCTAAAAAATCAACAACTAAACCTAAGCAATCATAACCACCTTTTCCTCTACCATTAAACTTATATTTTTTATTAAGATACTTTTCTGGGTTCATTAATCAACCAACCTCACATTCCTGATCTTTGGAATATCGAGAAAACCTCTGTAATATTTTTGATTGCCCCAGTACTTACAGCCATGACCTCCATTCCAGGTAAAATCACACCCAGCTTCAAGTTGATAGTTATCTCCTGGCTGAGCTCTTTGAAATGGATATTCAACATCGACAAACCCACTGGCTGAGTAAACAATTTTTCTGCTTTCGTTTCCTATTTTAATAGTTCCGTGTTTCCAACGGTCTGCAGGCTGATTCATTTTGCTATCATAAACTCTTTGATTTACTATGCTATCAACAGTTCCTTCTAGAGTGGGTACATTATAGCCGCACCCTTCCCCTCCAAAACCGCCAGGCCAAGAACAATTAATCCCATAAGTTCCGCCAGGTAGCTGCAATTCTAATTTATCTAAGTTAGATCTTAATTCAACTGTAAAATTATAATCATCAGTACCGAAAGAGTCTATTTCGCCTTTTGTGAATAATTCTCTATAGTTTTCTGGTTTATCTAGCCTGTTTTTAAAAACTTGCCAGATTGTCATTTCTCTGCCTTCAAAGTTTACATTTGCAATTAAATCAGAGAATTCTTTCATAACATTATCAAAAGTGATTGTTACTGAGTCTGGGGAAGTATTGTTGTTTTTATTTATTTCCGACCGGCTTATTGATGCAGCATAATAAGTTTGTGGATTTCCATTTTCATCAAAAAACTCTATATTTTTAGGAAACATAGCAAAATACAATGTTTCTTCATCAAGAAAAATTTGATAAAGCTCTATAGGCCAGTTATAATCTTTATTTTTTTCTTCAATTATATCTGGCGGCAGTGTTTTAGGCATTTTATAACACCTCTATCATTTTAAGACCAAACCTATAAATATAATTCATAAAAACTGTTCTTTCTAGCTCATCTTGGTCAAATCTAACTGTTACTTCTTCAATGGTCCCATCGTCTTTTTCATAATCCCATAAAAATGCTTCAGTCTTTCCTTTTCTAGCTACGAAAAAATTATAGATATAATTAGCATGATCAGATGTCATTGTTGATTTCTCAAAGTTAAGTCTAAAAAAACGTCTAGGCAGTCCTTTTGTTCTTCTTTGCTCTTTGCCGCCTTCGAATTCTGTGACAAGTGTTTTAAATTTTATTCCGTCTGTCCATTCATTGTTATGGCTAAATTGGAATTTTTCCAAAAAGACCACCTCCCATTAAATGAATTTCTGCATTATTTTTCTCAGCTTACCGTTTGCCATTATGTCTTCCCCTGCAATATTTACTATAGTCGCTTTATTTTGTTTTAATAGTCTTTGGAATGACTGGGCATCAGGAGAATTTATCTGATACACTTCAACATTGTCTCCGCCGCCCCCTTGAGCATTAATTGCACCTCGCTGTTGATCTTCAGTTAAGATTAATTCACCGACTTTAGTTTTAACAACTTTTTCATCTGGCCTAAGTTTTTTGCCACCAACAGTTCCGCCTACATGAAAATTATCTAAACTTTCAACACCATTGACGGTGACTAAGCCACCACTGTGGGCAATTCCATCAAGACCAATTCCGCCTAAAGCCCAATTTACCATCGGGCCAACTATTGCTTTTTGAAGTACCATAGATGATATTTGATTAGCTAAATTCTTAAAGACATCTCCTAAGCTTTCGCCACGAGCTATTGCATCAGATAAACCAGTAATCAGATTATCTTGCCAGTCTTTAAATTTTCGATTTACATGATCAACTTCATATCCTATTTCTACTAAAGAATCAACTAGCCAGTTTAAAGGTTTCGATTCTTCATTTTCAGAGCCACTGGACCCGCCAGTTTTCCATAAACCGTAAAAATCAGTAGTCGTCTCATTCTGAAATCCTAATTCCCATTCTAAATCATTAATTTTAGCATTTAACTCTACCCATTCATCTGTCATTTTTTTATAATCTTTTAGCCTGGTCTTTAAATAATTTATATATTCTTCAAGCGATATTTTTCCAGCTTCATATTTATTTTCAGTTATTTCATCTTGTAGTTGTTGTTCTTTTTCTGCATATTCTTTTTCTATATCTAAAAGCTTTTGATTTCTTAATTCCCTTAACTCTTCCAGAGCTCTAGTTTGATTTTTGTGCTTTTCTTTTTCTCTTTTAAACCACTGCTCTACCTGTTCAATTTCTTTTTCTTTGCCTTCTTTTTCTAAGAGCAGTCTCTGGTTTATATAATCTTCAGCAGAATCTAGTGATTCTTTTTTGTTTTTTTCTCTTATATCTAGAATTGCATTTCCTATTCTTTTTTCATAAAAATCTTTTATTTCCTGAATAAGTTCTTCACTGGCGCCCAAACTTTTAGCAGTGAGCAACTTTGCATCTCTTTCTCTTTCTAGCTCTTTTTGAGCTTTTCTAGACTCTTTTTTAATATTTTTTAATTCTCTATCAAAATTATAATCTTCAATATCTTGCTGCAGTTCTTTTTTAAATTCTTTTAACTTCTCAGCTTTTTCTGGATCGGTTTCATCTTCTTCCTCAGAACTTCCGCTTTCGCTTTCCGTTTCAGGATCGTTAGATAAAGCTGCTAACCTTTTTTCAAATTCTTTATCAGTTATCAACCCTTGAGCTCTTTGGTTGACAATTTCAAGCCGTTTTTGCGACTTTTCAAGTTCATCATTTAAATTTGAAATTTCTTTTTTATTTTTACTCATCATTCCGCTAATATCTAATGAATTTTCATAATTCTGTTTTAATGTTGCAAATGCTTCTTGCCACATTAGTTGAAACTCTTTAGGCATTTCTTTTAATTTTTTTCTAAAATTACTATCTTGATTTAAACTTATATAATCCTCAAAAGACATGTCTTCTTTTAGCCTATCACCAAACCCAGCTTGATAAACCACTTCACTAGCTTTACCTTGAGCATCTCTTATAACTTTATCTAATTCTTTAGAGCCGTCAGCCAATCTTTCGAGTTCTTCATTTTGATATTGCAACTCTTCTTTTCCTTTTTCAATTTTGTCAATTGTTTTTCTGATGTTTTTAGACATATATTCTAGGTTTTTAGCGCGAGCATTCTCTAAAACTTTTTCAGTATTAATTTCATAAGCGTTAGTTTCATCATTAATTCCCTCTATTGCATCTGGATATAAGTCAGCTAAATCTTGGGAAACCTCTAAAAGTTTATCTTTTTCTTCTTTAGATTTATTTTCTTTACTGCTTAAATTTTCATATTCTTCAACAAGGTTTTTAGTGCTTTCCAAATTATCATCTTGAGTATCATTTAAATCATTAAAAATACTTACAAGTTTGGTTACGCCAGCTATTACAGCTCCACCAATTAAAAAAGGTGCAAAGCCTCCGCTAACCATTGATAAACCTGCTGCTATTTGAGGTAAAAATCCTACGAATAATGCCAGGGGCCCAACAATGCCTGCCATAATTCCTGACCATACAGCAAACTGGCTTATAACTTCTTTTAAAGGAGCTGGCAGTTGGTCAAACCAGTTAATACCAGATTGAACATGACTTAATAATGCACTTATCTGAGGCAACACATAAGTTCCGCTTTCTTCACCAATATTTTTTAATAAATTTCTAGTTTCTCTTAATCTATTTGCAAAACTGTCCTGAGTTCTTTTGTAATCTCCCTGGGCTTTAGACATGTCCTGCATCATCAAGTTAACTCTTGATAATATCTTTTCCTGTTCAGTTAGCTCTCTATCAGTATCAATAATACCTTCTTTTAAAGCATTGGCTTTAACACGTGTTTCAGTAAGTACAGAACCATACTTTCGCATTGGCCTTGATTGTCCAACAATTGCGCTTTGAATGTCATTCATTGCCTGTTCTAAAGGTACGTTAGCGAAAGAACTCATATCTATTGCTAATTGAGTTATTGTTTTATTTAGTGTGAAAGCCTTTTCTTCAGCTACTCCCATCGGAACGAGTGTATCCTGTAATGTAGCCATCATTGATTTAATTTCAGAAGTTGACTGATTAAAGCTATCCGCAAAATCTTCAGCCCACTTATTCGCATCTTTCGACATTTCACCGAAAACATAATTAAACCTAGACTGTATCTCATTAGCATCAGATGCCATTTTAGCTAGTTTAAAGCTTACCCCGGTTATTATTGCGCCAAAAGCTGTTAAAGCCATCCCAGTCTTTTTAAATGCAGCAGAATATTGCCTTAAAGTTCCCTGGCTTCTTTTAGCTTCTCTATCTAATTTTTTAATTTCCTGCTGATTTTCTCTCATTCCACGTTTAAATTGAGCGTTTTTGTTTTGAATATAATAAACTAGAGAACCTAAATTAGCCATTAGTTGCTGCACCTCCTGGAGCATCTTTTAAACCTTTAAGTTTATTGATTTCACTATCGATATGATTATTCATTTTCTCTTTCAATTCTTTAATACGTTTTTCATCTTTGATGGTTTTAGTTTCTTTTTCTTTTAGCTCTTCATATTCTTGATACCAATCATCTATATTAGAGCTGCTTTCTTCATCCCCAGATAATAAATTAATGTGATCAATCAAATCTTCAATATATTCTTTGGCATTATCTCCACCGCCAAAAGCAGAGCTTGCAGCCATGAACTGATTTAGATAACCAGTATATTTTTCTAATTCATTTCTCCTTTGAATATCAAAAATATATTCAATTTCATCTGGATATATTTGATTTAAAACTTCATTTTTCGACATTTTAGTTATTTCATGAATATCCCAGACTAATTGATCAAACTGCTTTTCTGGATCTAGTTCTTGATATTCTTCAGGAGCTTCATTAAGTTTTTTCCCTTTTCCACAACCTTAACTAAATTATTGACTTCAACAACCGCTTCAAATAATTCTACCGCCTCATCTATTCCCACTTCATTTTCTAAAGTTTCAACATCTACCCCAGCCCCTAAAGAAAGTATGTCGATTACTTCATCAGTCGCGACTCTAAACATATCAGGAAGATAACTTATAATTTCTTTTTCGCTCATCTGCATCATATATTCTTGCGGGTTTTCGATACCTTTTTCTTCTAATACTTCCGGTAGCAAATCAAAAAGAACTTTAACATTGTCGGTTAGCTGCTTCCATTTACCCAGTGGAGCTTTTTTAACTTTAATTGTTATAGTTTTTTCCTCTATACCATCATCTGAATCAATTACTGTAGTAATATCAACTTTTTTAATTCTTGATAAAGTTTTAGCCATAATATTTCTCCTTTCAATTTTTATGATTCATAATAAAAGCCCTGGTTTCCCAGGGCTAAATTGTTATTAAGTTAATGTACCAGCATAAAAGTAGCTGACAACTTCAGAATCAATCATATCTGCTTTAGTTGCAAACGCTTTGATTTCTTGAGCACTATCAACCGTAATTGAACCGGCATATAATGTGCTGCCTGTAGTAGGCTCAGTGCCATCAGTAGTATAATAAATTTCTGCTCCTGTAGTACTGGATGTTAATTCTACTGTTTGAGCTGTATCATAAGTTCCCGATTCAACACTTGCAACCGGCTTAGCAACAATAGAATTGTCTCCAAGAGTAAAGTAATCTCCATTGGAATCTTTCTGACACTTAAAGTTGGTATTGTTCATTCTTTTGCCTGTTCTGCTGTGACCAAATTCTAATGTCTGTGGCATTGGATAAGCAGATGGCAGAACAATATCTGCTGACTTATCAGCATCATCTTTAGCCAATGGATGTATAGTAATTACATCAGCATAATTGTTCATTACTTCTCCAATTGCTGATCCTACTTTTAATAGATCGTCTCCATTAGCTCCAGTAGTTAATTCTGCCCATGGTATCGTTTTTGCAACAGATGCCGGGTCAGTATAAACTATTGGAATTTCTAGTTCTCCGTTATGGTTTAATACAATATCCATAACATCTCCATCTTCTTCAGTCGATTCAGTTTGATATTCAGTAGTAAATCTGAATATTGTTTCTCCTTCTGTTCTTCCTAATTCAACGCCGCCATATTTAACCAAACATGGTCCTAAATTAATTTTTTCAGTATCTAACTCTGTTTTAGTTCCTGGCATTTATATTCACCTCTTATTTTTTAATAATGTTAAATCCAAGCCTTACAGTAATAAAATGTTCATCCGGATCATCAGGGTCAAATTGAGGGTTAGAAATTGAGTTAACTTCTAAATTATAGTTAGTATAACCTTCAATCTCTAAAGGTTTATCATCAAACAATTCTTCAAGGCGGCTTCCAACTTCTCCTAATTTTTGAGTATCTGCAATTCCGCCGTCTAAATTATCTACAAAGCAACTAATTAATATTGTGCCGTTTTTTGCAGTAGTATCGGGATTATTATTCACTGGCATATTATTAACAGTAAAATAAGGGTTAGTCGCTCCAGTTGGCTTTTTAGCACCTTTGTTTCCTTTTAATTCTCCGAGGATATCTGATAAATCAGTTTCATCAATAATGTTTTTGTCATTTAAAATTCTGAGTATGACTGCCGTTAAAATTTTATCTACATTCATTTAATCACCCGTTATAGTATTTCAGACTGATAGCAGCTTGCTGTCTAACACTCCTGGCATTCATTTTGTAAGCAAGATATTGTTCAGCTAAGGGTTCAAAATTATCAATTGTTCCCTGAATAACGCTGTATCCTTTTTTGCTTTCTACAATAGCTGCATACCACATTCCAGCATATAAAGCACCGATATAATCATCACCATCAACTTTTACTTTTGCTTCTCTATTTTCTGGCAGATGAGATAATGCTTCTGCTTTAGTTTTGTAAGTGTCCATTGCTTCAATATTTATAGATAGACTAGCTCTTAAAGCACCGGTTATGTCATTATAGTCTCCAGTTAATTGTGCATGTTCATACATCATTTCTAAAAGAAATTTTATTGCTTCTTCAACCATTTTTTCTTCGGATTGCAAAAAAGCTTCAGTATTTGCTATTGCTTCTTCAGCTCCAAGCATTTCTGCACTAATGCCATCTTCCATAATTAACTCCTTTTCAATTCTATTTCTAAGTGTTCAAGCCAATCGCCGGGGAAAACAATATCATATTTATCTCCTGCTTCATCAATAGCCACATATCCTTTTTTTATTTTTGAATATGAATCTTCATAATTTATATCTGTTTTATTAACAAACATAATATGATCAGATTCAAATTCAGTCTGCGTTTCGGTGTGTTTTACATTAGAGTTTGAAGGTTGGATATCAGCTTCACAAGTGGCGACTAACTTTTCACCTGCAGAAACCCATTGCCCAGTCTCAGTATCTGTGTAACCATTTTCAATTTTTTCTTTTATTAAAACTGTTTCAAAGGATTCATCTTTAATTAACATGGAGTAAACCTCCAATTCTTAAGCAAAGCCAATGCCGGACCTGGTAGTTTTTCATATACAGTAACTCTTTTGCTTAAGTATTTTGTAGATACACCACCTCTGGACTGACTTTCGATTATTGGATTTCTTTGCTGTTCCCAATATAAATCTTGAGCAATTAAGATGCAGGCATTTTCTATTCCGCCCGGCAATGTAGATGGACTTTCTGCAGTAGCATCTTTTGGTAAAATAAACCCGGCTGTAAAATTAACTTCTAAATCATAATCATCTAATTCAGGCCATTCATCTTTTTTGTATAACATACCCTTTTCAGCTAAAATAGTATATTCAGTAATTTCTTCATCATCATTTAAGATCTGTTCTACTGATTCAATATTCCAGTAATTGATCATGAGATATTTACCGCCATCTGATTTTAAATTTAAACTCCTGGGCTTTTTATTAAATTTAGTGTTGCAATAATTTTCTATTACATCACTTGCAGCATTTATATAGATTTCAATACTTGTATTGTCTATTGGCAGCTTCAATCTATCGACTGTAGTTAAAGAATTTTCATTTAGAGGCATTTAATCACCCCAATTCTTTTTCTGCAGCTATCGCTTCATCTTTGCCCTGGATAGTTTCCCCGTTACTTAATTCATAATAACCTCCACCTTTATGATGAGGGTATTTTTTAGTAGAATTTTCTGCAGGTTTTTTAACTTGTTGTTCTGTATTTTCTATTTTTACCGGAGCAGCTATGCCAGCTTCACATAATCTAATAGCTTGTTTTTCATCAAAATCTGCTTGATCACCAGGATTATAATTATAATTTGGACCAGCGAGACCCTGTTTAAATTTAATTTTCATTTTTTCACCTCCATAAAAGGCGGGTGATTAACCCGCCATTTTTTTATTATACAGATGCCATTTGTAATACTTGAACAGCTTCTGGGAGTTCTAATGCGCCATCTACTCTCATGTGAGTTTTAAATCCAATCTCTCCAGTGTCAGCATACTTTTCATTCAATCTTTGAATCAATATTCCTCTGCGGATATAGATTGTGTAATAACTTATATCACCAAAAGCAATAGGCTTAGCATCGGCAGCCATATCAGCCATATTTTCAGAGTACTCAACTGGTCTTCCAAGCAATCTGTCAGGTTCACCCGCCGTAATACTCTCTCGCCAAATATACTGACCATCATTATTCTTTAATAAAGCCAGCGCAAGTGCCGAATTATCATTTAATATAAAACTAGCTCTTTTTCTATAAGGAGTTCTTAGAGAATGTTTTAGTCTGATTATTTCATCAAATGTTACAGCATCGACGGCAGCAGCAGTATGACCTACTTGAGCATCTAATGTTAATCCTCTAGGTTTTTTAACTCCATCACCTACAACAAAGCCAGTCTCTGATTTATCTCTTGCAGCATCATTAAAATCTGTCATTAATCTGTTTTCAAGATTATAAGTATTATCAAAAAGCAATTCTTCAGATACTTTTAGAATACCTCCGACTTTCCAAGCGCCAATTGTGTTTTGACCAAAATCAGAATCAGTAACTGGATAACTCCCTAATTCATCTATCCAACCAAACTGCGGTTTATTTCCGGAAGTAGGAATATTCTTATCAGAAGCAGTTTGCTCAATTCTTGCTTTTCTCCACATGAAATTGGAATCTTTTAGTTTTTCAATAATTCTATTTTCAGTAGTGGTTGGGGCTAAAAATCCGCCTTCTGAACCAGTTTGTGTATTTAAAGTAACTCTTTCTTCGCGAGAAAGATCGCCTCTACCCCTACGAAGATATTTGAAATAAGCATCTTTGAACTCATCATCATCTCTTTCATTTCCTTTTTTATTCTTAATGTCATCATTAGCTTTGCTTTTGTTGACATCAATGTCTTTTTCCAGAATTTTAATTCTGCTGCTTAAGTCATCAAATTCTGATTCTAAATTTCTGAATTTAGTTAGATCATCAGAGCTTAATTTCTTTTCTTCCGCTTTGTCCTTTAGTTTTCTAAGCTTATCTACAATTTTACCTCTTTCAAATTTCAGTTCGTTTATTTTATCCAATTTATTCACCTCTTAATATTTTTTTTAGTCAATTTTATGCTTAATTTCCATTTTGACTATTTTGTTTAAAACTTCATTATTTTTAACTTCTTTTTCTTTATAATTAGCCTTATGCTCTTCAAAAACTTTTTCCCTGTTTTTTAAACCGGATTCAGTATTTTCATACCAGGGATAAGTGACGGGGCTAACATCAAATAATTCATCAACTTCAACAATAGTTCTAACAGGAACATCTCCAGAATCATCCCATTTTTCTACTGATACAGTGAACCCAAAACTTGACTGATCAATATCTCCACGATCCATAGATTTCATTAAATCTTGTGCATATGTTGTTTCTGGCGGGTCAACTTCATAATATAACCCCTTGCTATCTTCTTTTAATTTTAGGGTCCCAGATTTAACTCTACCTAAAATCTTTTCTGGGTTGTGATTAATCAATGCTCTAGTATCTGACTTTTTTAAAGCTTTGTCAAAAGCACCTGGAGAAATTTTTTCAATAAACCCCATGTTTTCATCAGCAGGGTCATCGAATAAAGCCGCGTAACCTACAACTTTTGTTTTTTCGTTTTCTTCGCCATTTTTTACTTCAAAATTAGTTTTCATCACTCTAATTTCTTTATCCATGAATTTTAATCACCTCCCTTAATAGCTTGAAATGCTGCATTCGCATTCATCATGCAAAGGATTATGCGTTATTACTGTAGAAGGAGAAAAGTTTTTCTCATCTGGGAGCAATGTTTCTTCGGGGCTGACAAAACTTTCTTTTATTCCTATAACTTTACCGTCAAGTTCTTTACAAATTGGACAAGCCCCTGAATTTGCTATCCAAATTAATTCTTGAGAACCAGCAGCAATAAAAATTTTTCTAGAAACAGCGCCTTCTACTTTGTTTGCCTGCTTTTCTGATAATTTATTAGCTCTTTTTTCTTCCCATTCATTTAACCTTTTTTCTATCGCTTTAATTGCTTCTTCAACAGTTTCATTTTCGTCCATTAAAGACAACAGCTGTCCTCTTGAATAACCAGCATAACTTTTAGACATGTTTCTGATATAGTTATCAAGAAAATCTTTAATATCATAACTATCTAAATTCACTTCTTTAGCAGCTTCTTCCGCAACCGCATCAGCTAAGGAGTTAATAACAGCCGCCATTTCTTTTTTTATTTCTTCAGGCAATTTATTATCATAGTATTCTACAATCTTATCTCTGAAATTTTGCCTGTTTCTTTTTTTGTTTTTTAATTCATCTTTTAATATTTCTTTGATTTTTTCATTTTCAGAACTAATTATTTTTTCAGCAGATTTTTTAAATAATGGTTTAAATCTTTTGCGGATATTTGTTCTTTTAGCAGCATTTCTTTTAGCTCTAATCTCTCTAAAATTATTTTTTATATTTTTGCTTTCTTCACCTTCGGTTAGTTGATTTATTTCGCTTAAAGGTACCATATTCAATGGGACAAAAGATTCGTCTCCATTAGGTAACGGATTTATGTCTTCTTTTTCTCTTATATCATTGATTGTCATTGCACCGATATTAAACATAGTTTTATAGAAATTTCCTCGCGACTCGGAATCTCCTCTTAATAATCCTTCGACAACAAACTTAATATAATTTTTATTATTTCTGCTACTAATTAATTTATCGTTTAAGACTTGTTCAATTCTAACTAACCAAGGCCTTATTGTATTAACAACAAAATCTATAGATTGCTGCTCTATATTTGAAAATGAAGCGTTATCTAGATCAGCAAGCATATGAGGAGGCAATCTAAAAATCCTAGCTATTTCTTCAATCTGGAATTTTCTAGTTTGTAAAAACTGAGCATCATCTGGGGCAATTCCTGTTTGATGATATTTTAAGCCTTCTTCAAGGACCATTATTTTATGAGAATTTCCTAACCCTGTATGCTTTTTATTGACATCTCTTTTGTATCTTTCATAAGCCTCATCACTCATTTTTTCTGGATATTCAATTATTCCTCCGGGTTGTGCTCCCTGCGAAAAAAATCTTGCTCCAAACTCTTCCGCAGATAATCCCAAACCAATTGCTTCTCTAGCCATTTTTATAACTGATTTTCCAACTAAGCCATCAAAACCAAGTCCTGAAATATGCAATATTTCTGACTGATCAAATGTTACCTGCCCGCCTCCTTCCTTCGTGTAGATGTAATACAAGCGATCATTTTGACGTTTAACCTGCATTTGACCTGGAAGCAAAGGCCATATTCCTTTAATTTTGCCGTCGTTTCCTAATTCTAGTTGAGAGTAATGGTTACCCCACAATAATAAATGAGCCATCATTGTTTCTCTGAAAGTGAAAGAAGTCATAAGTTTATTTGGTTTGCTATGAAGTATTGAGTACAAGTAATTATTTGTTGCTTTTCTTTTTCCTCCACTCGGTAAGTTTTCATATACGTTTAAAGGTAAAGACGCAATTGTTTCAGCAATTACTCTAACAGCTGAATAAACTCCAGTATGATTCATTGCGCTTTCTTCTGTTACATTTTGACCTGATGTGCTATTAGGATTAAACATGTCAATCAACCATTGAGCGGGGTTAGATAAACTACTAGAGTCGCCATTCGGCGGAGATGCTTTATTTTCTTTTATTTTTGATAAGAAACTCAATCTTTTTCACCTCCACTCTCAGTTCTGGCGTATGCTGCAAGCATTAAAATAGCCCCTGTTACAGTCAAACTGACAGCGGGCGAATAAATCCATAATCCTGTTGTTAACAATCCTAATCCTATGAAAAATAAAATATCATTAAAATCTATATTCACATTAACACCACCTACCTTAAAGTGTTCTGATCCCCCGTTCTTCATAAATTGATTTTCCGTTCCCTTCATTAGTTATTGCTCTTCCTATTGCCATTATCATCGCAACTATACCGTCAATTCTTTCTTTACTTTTACGTTTATCAGGTTTAATATTTTCGGATGGATCTGTTTTAGCAACGGTATTATCAGCCATCCACCTTAAAACAGGATGATTAAAATGAATTAATCTATTTTGCAAAATAAGGTTTTCTACTTCTTTCATTGGAGAACTCATGCTCCTAAAACCTTGGCCAAAGGGGACCATTGTTATTCCTTCAGCGTCTAAATTTTGGGCTAATTGAGTTGCACCCCACCTATCATGTGCAACTTCTTGAATATCATAATGCTTATAATCTGTTAAGACCATATTTTCAATTGCGGCATAATCAACTACGTTTCCTTCTGTTGTGTTAATTAATCCTTGTCTAGCCCATGCATCATAAGGTACTCCGTCTTTTCTTGACCTCTCCTCAATTGCTTCTTCAGGAACAAAGAATTCGGGTATAACTATAAAATTTTCTTCTCTTTTAAATACTTTCACATAAGCTGTTATGTCTATTCTTTTAGATAAATCTAAACCAGCATAACAGGGTTCTCCTTTTAATTCTTCTTTTAAATTTTCAAATTCTTCTAGATTATAGCCAGCTGATTTATCCCATTCTTCCATATCCATCCATCTGCTATCTGCATTAGTCCAGATATTAAGCCTTTTGCAAATAATTCTATTTCTTTGAGAAGGCATTCTTTTAGCCTTGCTAATTCTCATAGCTATATTGTCTTTTTTGACAGAAATATTTAAGTTAGGGTTTGCTTTTATCCAATTTTTTGGATCGGTCCATTCATCTTCTTCATCAAGCTCTGCTATATAAGCAAACTGTGTATCTTCTAAAAAATCGTCTTTATTTGGATCGAGAATATCTATACAATAATTTCTATATTTATAACAAAAACTTTCTTGATTATATCCGGCTGTAGTTATAGCAATCATTAAAGGTTGTCTTCTTGAACCAGTACCATCTGCTAAAACATCCCAAACGCCACTATCTGGATGAGCATGTAACTCATCCACCAAGCCATAATGAATGTTTTTTCCTTCTAAAGTATCATAATCAGCAGACAAGGGTTCAAATTTAGAAAAACTTTCTACATGAGACAAATTATTTTTATAAGTTTCAATATCATCAATGTATTTAGATTTTCTAACCATTCTTTTTGCTGGGTCAAATATTTCTTTTGCCTGGTCTCTAGTAGTAGCAGCAGAATATATTTCTGCGCCTGGCTCATTATCATATTTCATGCCATATAAACCTATAGGTGCCATTAAAGTTGTTTTACCATTTTTTCTGGCAACTTGAATATATGCTTCCCTGTATTTTCTAGTTCCATTTTCTTTTTTCCATCCAAAAAGTGAACCTACAATAAACTTTTGCCAGCCTTCTAGTACAATGGGCCTCCCGGCTAATTCTCCTTTTACATGAGGAGTTAATTTATAAAAGTTAATAATTCTATTAGCTGCTTGCTCATCAAAATAAACATCATCTCTTTTTAAATCATCTAAATGTCTTTGACAAGCCCATTTAACATACTTTCCGGCTAATATCTCTTTATCTATTACTGCTTCAGCATAATCAGTTACTGGGTGTGGCATTTAATCACCCAGTCTTTCCATTTAAAATCTCTTCAACAGAGGGTCCATCATCATTGCGTTTTATTTCTAATCCGCTTCTAGCAGCAGGTGCAAGTCCTAACACCTCTGCATACATACGAAGCTGTTTTGCAGCATCTCTTGCTATTGCTACCTCTGGCCTCTGCTGCACAAAACCTTTTGGAGTAACAAATGTCATACCTTGTTCCATAATTGCTTGTTCAGCTCTGATCCATTCTGCATAACGCTGGCAATATATTGTAAAAGTTGATAAATCAATTTCAGTAAGAAGGCCAATGTCTATTAATTTTTTAGCAACTCTTTTCCATTCTTTTTTTGCATAATAGTCAAGCCAATGAGGAGGATCAGGTATTTTTTCTACCGGCGTTGGATCTGGCTCTTTATCTGAAATTTTTCTTTTACCTGGATTCCCTTGAAGTACCTTTAGTTTTGTTGGCTTAGATTTAGCTCCTGGACGAGGCATAACATCACTCCTTTCAAATAAAAATAACACCTGTTTAGGTGCTCAAATTTGTAAAATATTTCATTTAACCCCTAATGGTTTAATTCGCGATTGTATGTTTAAACCTGACGCCGCGACAGAAATTCGTCAGATTACAGGGATTTTACCCGCCCTCCCCCTTCAAAATGTCGTTTAACCAGCAAATTAGTCTATTAATACCTAAAACACAGGCAATTTCATCTAATAATTGTCTGAAATAATATCTAAGCTGTATCATTCTGCACCGGAGCGTATCGTGATAAGGACATGGATGTTTAGAGCTCATCATACTTCCTCCTATCTTCAGCAGACTTCTTCATATGGCAGCTGTGGCACGCACTCTTAAAGTTACTTTCAACTAACCTCAATGACCAATCAACTTCAATTGGAATAATGTGGTCAACTTCAGTTGCTGGAGTTACATCTTCCGGTAAACAATATTCACAAATCGGATCTTTAGATAATTTTCTAGCCCTGGCTTTCTTCCAGGTTGATGATCCATAAAACTTTCTAGTCTTTGGATTCCTTTTATATTTGTTATATTCTTTATCTCTAGCTTTTTTAGTTTTCTTTCTGTGCTTTTCGCAGTAAGTATTGCCAGCACTAACAAGTTCAGGGCAACCAGGGTAAGAACATGGCTTATTTAATCTTCTTGGCATTTTTCCATTCCTCCATTGTTAGCCGTTTATTAGTACTAAAAATAAATCTGTAATATTCTAAGATGCAGCCAAAACATAATTTATTATTTTCCATGTCATTAGTCGCAGACTTAGAAAAAAATTTGTTGCCACACCTGCTGCAAGTTTTGTCTCCTCTAATAATATCCGGCATCAAATCACCTCAAAACAATATGGTCCGTCAGACAGGATTTGAACCTGTAGTGCAGGTAGCAGACAAACAAGCCGGCTTTTCTGCGCCTTGCCTTACCATTTGGCCACTGACGGATATGTAATATAAACCAGCTGGGCTGGCTGGCAACAGTATATTATATAAAAGAGGTATCCAACAGACGCCCACAACGATTTCTGTAATTATTAGTTTTTGGCATAGAAAAACCCAGCTCGTCTGGTAACAAGCCGGGCAAAACAATAAAGTAATACGGTAAGATGTCAAGAGGAAAAAAGAAAATAATTTAATTTATTTGGCTGAAAACGGTCAAATTAGGCATAGTTCTATCCGCCTAGCCTGAATAGTAATTTTTATCAATTCAGCCCATGACTAAATAATAGTTCTGATAGAAAATAAAGTAAACAGACTAATTTGCAATAATTATCTACCTCCGTGGTTGATATATTTCGCCTTTGCTTAGCAGAGCAAAAACGAG